CGATTTAGACAAGGTGGTTTTGTATCTTTAAAAGAAGACTACCAAGAAGAAGTAGCTTTAATGAGAAAAAATAGAGTGGTTTACTACTAATGGAAAGACAAAAAAAGATATACGTAACAAGATTTATACACGATTCTACAGAATACGTAGGTCCAGATATACATGCAGAAAACGCAGAACAAGCACAATTTATCGCAGAAGCAAATGGATTAATTATTGACGGTGAACTTACAGATTTAATTGGAGTTGTTACCGAAAACAGACCGAGGGTGCTACACTAAATAACATGGCTATTGAGAGAAGATTAGGAACCGAAGAAAACCCAGATATTATAGATCAAGGATCTGCGGTTGAAATAATACCAGAACAGTCAAGATCTGACCAAATACAAGAAGCAGCACAGATATTAGTCAACGAACAAGAAGTTTTACTAGATGACGAAATAGACGCAGAAGAACCAATGCCAGAAATGGACTTTAACTCAAACTTAGTTGAGTTTATAGACGAGTCTGTTTTACAACAAATATCATCTGATTTAGTCAGCTCAGTAGAAAGCGACAAACAATCAAGAAGCGAGTGGGAAAAAACGTACACAGACGGCCTTAAGTATTTAGGTATGAAATTTGATGATGCCCGATCACAACCCTTTGAAGGATCCTCTGGCGTTATACACCCAATATTAGCCGAAGCTGTAACGCAGTTTCAAGCACAGGCATATAAAGAAATGTTGCCGGCCAAAGGACCTGTTAAGACAGAAGTTATTGGCGCAAGAACTATAGATACAGAAAATCAAGCAGAAAGAATCCAGGAGTTTATGAATTATTACATTATGAATGTAATGCAAGACTACGATCCAGAGCTTGATATGTTGTTATTTTATTTACCTCTTGCTGGTTCTGCATTTAAGAAAGTTTACTTTGATTTTGTAGCTAATAAGGCCATATCTAAATTTATACCACCAGAAGATCTTATTGTCCCTTACGAAGCATCTGATCTATCGTCAGCTGAGCGTGTTACACATGCAATTAGCATGTCGTTGAATGAAGTCAAGAAACAACAAATTACTGGTTTTTATGCAAATGTAGAAATACCAGAAGATACTTTTGGTGAAGACGACTCAGACATATCTAAACAAATCAATGAGATACAAGGTATTGAACCAAGTTACAAAGAAGACCGCAGTAGAGTTATTTACGAAATACATACTGTTTTAGACATAGAAGGCTTTGAAGACATGGATGCAGAAGGTAAGCCGACTGGATTAAAACTACCGTATATCATAACAATAGACGAAGAATCAGAAACAGTGCTTTCTATAAGAAGAAACTATATAGAAGGTGATCCTCTCAAAAACAAAATTAATTATTTTGTGCAATACAAGTTTTTACCAGGACTAGGTTTTTATGGCCTAGGCTTATCACACATGATAGGCGGCCTGTCAAAAGCATCCACATCTATATTAAGACAGCTTATAGATAGTGGAACACTAGCTAATCTACCAGCAGGTTTTAAGGCTAGAGGTATGAGGATTAGAGATGAAGACGAGCCGCTGCAGCCTGGTGAATTTAGAGATATTGATACCACCGGGGGTTCATTAAGAGAAAACCTTATACCTCTGCCGATCAAAGAACCAAGTAACGTGCTTATGCAACTGCTTGGTATATTGGTAGATTCTGGCAAACGTTTTGCTGCAATAGCAGACATGAACGTTGGTGATAGTAACGCCGCAATGCCAGTTGGCACGACAGTAGCCTTACTAGAACGTGGTACAAAAGTTATGAGTGCAATACACAAAAGATTGCACTATGCACAAAAACTAGAGTTTCAACTATTAGCTAAAGTGTTTGGTGAATATCTACCACCAGCTTACGAGTTTCAAATAGGATCTGGACCAGCAGAAATTAAACAAACTGATTTTGACGGAAGAGTAGATGTAGTACCAGTATCGGATCCTAACATATTCTCGCAAAGTCAAAGAGTTACTCTTGCACAAGAATTATTACAGATGGTTCAATCAAATCCAGAAATACATGGTCCTATGGGCATTTATGAAGCTTACAGAAGAATGTATGGAGCTCTAGGAGTTGACAATGTAGATGCTTTACTGCAACCACCAGCTGACAACACACCAAAACCAATAGATGCCGGATTAGAAAACTCTGGTTTATTAATGGGCCAACCAGCGCAAGCCTTTGATGGCCAAAACCACCAAGCTCATTTAGAAACTCATAAAAGCTTATTCTTAACAAAAGTTGTCCAGGACAACCCACAAATACAATCTATTATTATTAGCCATTGTATGCAACATCTACAATTCTTGTCAGCACAAATGTCAGCTGAGCAAATACCACAAGAAGTACAAATGCGAATACAAGAGATACAAGGACAAATGCAACAAGTGTCTCCACAAGAAGCACAACAAATAGCAACACAAATACAGATGATTTTAGATCAGTTTAGTGCACCAGTTATGGCACAGCTTACAAACGAGTTCTTACAATCTATAGGTCAAGGTGACGGTGGAGATCCATTAGTAGAGATAAGAAAAGCTGAATTAGATCTTAAAGATAAAGAGTTAGATCTTGAAGCACAACAGTTTGATGCAAAACAAAATCAAAGAGCACAAGAAAAATTACTAGATGCTGATTTACAAGAACAACGCATAAATGTGCAAAAAGGTATAGCAGATGATAAGCTACAAGTAGCAATAGATAGATTGGCACAAAATGCTGATTTAAAATTACTAGAATTAGAATCAAGATTGAGGAGTTAATAATGAATCAGAGAGAAAAAGAATTGTTAGAATTAAGAGCCAATAAAAATGCAGAAGAGCATGCTAAACAAGCTGCGATAGCAGCACAAGCTAAAGCTAAGGCTGACAAAGACAAAGCTAATGAAAAAAGAATAGCAGCAAAAATGGCAAAAATTAACAGTAATCCTGTTATTGAAGAAGTCGTTGTTGCAACTCCGGTTATTGATGTAGCCGTAACAAAACCAGCTGCAAAAAAAACGCCTGCCAAAAAAGCAGCGCCAAAAAAAGCAGCACCAAAAAAAAGAGGCAGACCACCTAAAGCTAAAAAATAATGAATGACTTTGATCTACTTGATTTTATCAAGCGAAAAGTGAAAGAAAGAGAAAACCAAATCTCTGAAACATTAATGTCTGGTTCGCTAAAAGATATAGAACATTATAAATATTTGCAAGGCGAGCTTTCTGCCTTATACTATATAACCAATGAGTTACAAGAACATTTTAAGGAAAATAAATGACTGAATTAAGATCTACAAACGACATAGTTGCAGATGCTTATATACCAGAAGAGTCCAGAGTTTTAGATCCAGAACTCTTAGACAAGTCCGCGCTTGACCGTATGCCACAACCAACAGGTTGGCGGATGCTGGTTTTACCGTATTCTGGTAAAGGCAAAACAGAAGGCGGTATTTTACTAACCAAACAGACTACGGATCGTGAGGCCTTGGCTACTGTTGTTGCTTATGTGGTAAAAATGGGACCACAATGCTACAACGATAAAGCAAGGTATGGAGAAAACCCCTGGTGTGAAGAAAAACAATGGGTTTTAATAGGGCGCTACTCTGGCTCTAGGTTTAAATTGGAGGACGGTGCAGAAGTAAGAATCATCAATGATGATGAGGTTATAGCTACCATACTCGATCCAGATGACATAGTGAGTTTATAAATGAATGAACAAGAAAACGCAGTAGCACAACAACCAGAACAAGAAGTTGAAGAGCTTGAAATACAGGTAACAGATCAACCAACCGAAACAGCCGAACCGGTAGCATCGTCCGATGATGAATTGGATAATTATACTAAGTCGGTTTCCAAAAGAATTAACAAACTTAACGAAAGGCACAGAGCAGCAGAAGAAAAAGCAGCAAGACTAGAAGCGCAGCTTAGACAAAAAGAACAAGAAAATGCAGCTTACGTGCAAAATAATTTACAGACTAGAGCTGCTTTAATACAAAAAGAAGAAGAAGCTATTGAGATTAAAGAAGTACAAGCTAACGACTTATACAAAAAAGCAGTTGAATCTAATGATGCTGAATTGATGTCAAAGGCCGATACTTTAAAAAGTGACCTAAGCATACAAAAAGAAAAGGTTAGAATGGCTAAAGCACAAGCAGATGCAGCCTTTCAAAATCCACAAGAGGTTCCGGCACAACAAGCTTATCAAGAGCCTGTGCAAGAACAACAACCTGTAAAACCAACAAAAGAAGCAGAAAGCTGGCATGAAAATAATCAGTGGTATGGAGACACACAAGATCCTACTAACTTACAGGCCACACAATTTGCTTACTTCACTCATTACAATTTAATCAACGAAGGGTTTGAACCAGACTCAGAAGAGTATTACAATGAATTAAACACAAGAGTGTATAAAGTTTATCCAGATATTAGTTCTGGTAAAAATGTCGAAAAAGAAGGAGCTAAACCCGCTGTGCAAAGAGTTGCTCCCACTTCCGTAGGAAGTCGACAAAAAACACAAGGCAAAAAGAACGGAGTGACTTTCTCTAAATCAGAAGTCGAACGTCTTAAGGGTTTGAAGCCACACAATATGTCGGAAGACGCGTGGTTAAAGTCCGTTGCTAGAGAGAAACAGAAAATTTCACAAAGAGAGGCTAAATAAGATGACTAATGAAAATGAGAACGCACCAACCAGACAATCCCGTGAATCCGAGACTCACGCTAAAACATCTCGTAGACAACCATGGAGACCAGTTAGGAAACTAGAAACTCCACCTGCACCAGAAGGATATGAATATCGTTGGATAAGAGAATCCATGTTGGGACAGGAGGACAGAGGTAACGTAAGTAGAAGACTTAGAGAAGGTTATGAACTCGTAAGAGGGACTGACTTACCGCAAGAATTTGAATTACCTACCCAAGACTCTGGTAGACACGCTGGAATTGTTTATAACGAAGGTCTACTTTTAGCAAAAATACCTGTAGAAACTAGAGATGAACGTAACGCTTACTATGCTAGTAAAAATCAACAAGCAAAGGAAGCATTAGACAATAATATGTTTAATGATGCGGGCAAAGATAGTCGATACGTAAAGTATGATTCTGATCGTAGGTCGAATGTTACTTTTGGGAAAAAGTAATAATCATATAAGGAGAATACAAAATGGCGAATAAAGACGCACCTTTTGGATTAAAACCTGTTCGTATGATGGGCGGAGCACCCTATTCTGGCGGCCAAAGCCGATATAGAATAGCAAGTGGAGCTACAACACCAATATTCCAAGGCGACTTGGTTACACAGCTTACAGCTGGTGTTTTAGGTAGACACGCTGCCTCTGGAACCGTTCCGATTGTCGGAGTGTTCAATGGAGTCAGTTATACTGATCCAACCACAGGCGAACAAGTATTTAAAAATTACTATCCAGGAAGCATTAGTGCTTCTGACATAGTAGCTAGCGTGATTGATGACAGTAATGTCGTTTTTGAAGTACAAGCCGATGCAGCATTGCCTGTAGCTGACTTGTTTGGAAATTTCGATATTGTTGAAAACAGTCCTGTTGGCGACACAGCCTCTGGAAGATCTAATGTTGAATTAGACGTAACAACCGGTGCAACCACTGCAACGTTACCTCTAAAAGCAATAGATATTTCACAGGATCCCGATAACGATGATGTAGCATCATCCAACACCAATGTACTATGTGTGATTCAAAACCACATTATGGGACAAAAAGGTGCTGGACTAGCATAAGGAGTATAAATAATGGCAATATCAAGAGCTCAGCTCGCTAAAGAGCTAGAACCCGGATTAAATTCCTTGTTTGGACTATCTTATGACGAATACAATCGCGAATATGAAGAAATCTTCTCTATTGAAGACTCCTCAAGAGCGTTTGAAGAAGAAGTCCTAATTACAGGATTTGGTTCCGCACCAACAAAAAGTGAAGGACAAGGCGTTAGCTTTGACAACGCTTCTGAAAGCTTTAGTGCTAGATATACCCACGACACAGTGGCTCTAGCATTTGCACTTACAGAAGAAGCAGTTGAAGATAACCTCTACGACTCACTTGGAAAACGTTATGTTAAAGCACTTGCGAAATCTATGGGTAACACCAAAGAGATCAAAGGAGCAGACGTATTAAATAATGCTTTCTCATCCAGCTTTACTGGAGGAGACGGAAAATCTCTAATAGCAACAGATCACCCACTAGCTGGTGGTGGTTCAGCTGCTAACAGAGCAACTTCAATGGCAGATTTAAACGAAACTTCTTTAGAAGATGCTTTAATTGATATATCAACTTTCACAGATGACAAAGGATTAACAATCTCTGTTCAAGCTGACAAACTAATCGTGCCACCACAATTAGTATTTGTTGCTGACAGGATTCTTAACTCACCGTTAAGATCTGGCACAGCTGATAATGATGTAAACGCGATAGCTAACACAGGTGTTTTACCTGGTGGCTATTCAGTAAATCATTATCTTACTGATCCAGATGCTTTCTTCATCTTAACTTCTGTAACTGCACAAGGCGAAGGCCTTAAGATGTTCCAAAGAACTGGCATGGAAACTTCCATGGAACCAGACTTTGCAACTGGCAATATCAGATACAAAGCGAGAGAAAGATATAGCTTCGGTTTTTCTGATTGGAGAGGAATCTACGGCTCACAAGGCGCATAAATGAACGACTAGAAATACCGTTTATAACTCAAGTATTTCAAATAAGGGCCTCAAAAGGGCCCTTTTTTTTGCCTAAAATAAGTTGTATAAAGTTGTATAAATACTTGCAAATGTGTGCATATTTTAGTATATTAACTATGTGGGAATTGAAATTAAAAACAAAAACGGAGGCAAAATGCTGAATAATGATGTGTTGAAAACAACCACAGAAGATGTGTGGAAACTAAATGGGTTTGAGTTATTTCAAACTTTAGCGGACAAAGAAATGATCGGAGAAGGAACAGTTGAGGCAACTAAATTGTTTGATGAAGATTATTTGCTCGATTACAGAGCAGCTTTGGTTGCAAAAATGTATGAAGAAAAAACGGGTGACAAATTAGAGGAGGTGGTGTAGTGAAATTAATAACTAAAGAAATTATGAATAAGCTCAAAAGAGCTGGAGCAAGACCTGTGCCTGTCACTGCTACAGGTAATAATATCAAACCATGGTTAAAATTATTTAATCCAGTGGGAGCTCAGACTTGGTTGATAGCAGAGATCGCAGAAGATGGAGACACTATGTATGGCCTTTGTGATCTTGGCTTTGGTTGTCCAGAGCTGGGTTATGTAAGTTTGAATGAAATAAAAAACGTTGATTTACCTTTTGGCTTGAAGATTGAGAGAGACGCTTGGTGGGAGCCAGAAAAGACTTTAACAGAATATTACAACGATGCAAGGGAGGCAGGATATGGAATATAAATCAAGTGACGATGTGATAAAAGACTTAATGCCAAAGGTTATTAAGTTGGTAAGACAATCAGCATACACTGATCCAAATGATTCAAGAGTAACAGACGCAGATGTTCTTGGATTAGTTGTGTCTAAGTATTTGAAATGGTGCGGTAGCGATATAATGGAAACTATGTTTTCAGCTTTAGAAGATGCTAACTTTCACGATCTTAACAAAAGATTATCTAAAACATACGAAGATTGGGAAAATGAAGAAGATCCTAATGAACTTGACTGGAACAACACGGCAAGTCCTTTGCATTACTAATGAAACCAATAAATAGAATATTTGTTGATATGGACGGAGTCTTAGCGGACTTCGTCACAGGAGTGCAAGGCCCAAAGTTTCT